CCATATCAAATTGATAACCAAGTATTATATTATTAGCTGGTGTCTTAGTTGTATCATCTGTTGGATCACCTGGAGTTTCAGGATCATTCTCATCTTCTAAATAAGTTTTCCAGTTTCCAGGGATACTAACTGTAGTACCATCAAGTGTTACATCGATAGCATTACCTTGGAATGTTTTATCAGTTGATGTTGGGACAGCAAAGACTGCTAGTTGTCCTGAACTATTATTGAAACCATCAGGTATAGTAAATGTAGTTTTATTATCAGCACTTACATAAGTCAATGATCCGGATGCAATAGCTGTACTATTATCTAAATGAATACGGTGCGTCAGATCATCAGTTGTATCAGTTGTTGTACCTTTATCATCAGTTATAGTATAACCTGAATCATCTAATTTAATAGCAAATTTCTGGATAACAAATTTAGTACCATTTTTAATTACTACAAATAGAGCATCATCTAGAACAGCATGGTGTTGTATGTCACCTGATAACTCCCATTTAAACCATGCCTGTTGCATCCTCCTTTGATTAGTAGTGAAATATCTAAAACCATATAAAGTAGAAGAATTTTTTTTACTAAAAAATACAACAGAGTTCTCCCTAGAATTAGATACAAGCTCTAACTCATTATCAAATAATTTACTTACAACTTTTGTCTGATCTATAACATCTGGTTCACCTTCACGTAATACTTTAGATACTTCCCAGAATCTAGAGTACTTACCAGCATTATCTAAGAAAGCTATAGTAGTACCTAAGTTAATAGGATTAGTTTTATAGTTGAAATTGTAATTAGATAAAGCGTTTATCTTTGCAGTTGTGGGACTCAAGATATCACTATCAGTAGTCAACATGAATTGTTGAGTTTTAGTGAATAACACTAACCCAGCATTAACCTGTACACCGTCATAGACGATAGCAGGTTTATCAGAACTACATGATAGATCTATAACATCTTGCATTGTAAATGTTATAGCAGACTTAGGCCAGAAGTTAAAGAAGTCTCCAGGTTGAGACATGATGACATTCTCATCACTAAGTAGTACCATTCTATTTCTAAAGAATAGCATTCTATTTATCTTCTTACCAATGAAAGATGGTTCAGGAGCAGTTACCGTATCACCTACTAATACATCCTCCCATACTACTTGCTTAACAGTAAAAGTACCATTAGCTTCTCTAACCATTTGTACAGGCATCGTATCAGGATTGAACTCATAAGTTCTTCCAGGAGCACGACACTCTTCCCATGTACCAGGACCATCTTTATCATTCTTACCGAAGAATTTTACATAGTAATCATCTTCATCTGCAGCACTGTTTCTAACTTTAACAATATAACCATGCTTACATTGCTTAGGTAAATCTGCTACATCTTGTACAGAATCAGATAATACATTTAATAATTCACCAGATGGTGTAGATACATTAAAAGCTCCATCAGTACGTTTAATGTATAAACCAGTACCTATCTGTTCTACAGTAAATCCAGTTGATCCACTATCTACAGCTGAGTTCGCTGGATCGAGTATTTCAGTTCTAATATTACCTACAATTGATTCAGCTGTTACTACAGTATCTCCATCAAATGGTGTAGGAGTAGGTCTACATAGACATAAGTTAGCGCTGACTTTGGATTCACTAGATTCCTCTACCTTTATTGTATAGTTACTATTATGAACAGGTGTCGTCATAGTAACTGTCTTAGTATTATTCTGTGCCCAACCTTCTCCACCATATAATAAGTCTACTTTAACCATATACCTACATTTATATATAGGTTCAGAACTATTACCTTCTGTAGTAGGTTGACCATTAGTAGTAACTCTAAATGCTAAGTTAGATTTACCAGTTTCATTAGTTTGAGATGGTCCAAATACTTGGGTACCTACACTATCACATGTACCACTAGTTTTTAAATCATTACCACCACCACCATCAGATTGGTTATATGATACACTTAATCTGGTAGCAGTAGTGATGGTACTCTTATCATTATCTGAGGTGCTATTATATATTTCTAATCCATACTGACTAGAATATTTAATCTGTTTTAATTCTACAAATGCTTCATGAGGTCTAACGGTTTCAACAGTTGTAGCCATTGCTGTAGTCTTATTACGATTAACAAAATAAGTATAATCGTTAAGAGTTAATGTTTGTACATCTGTATCTGTAATAGCTCCAGCACCATCTACTTGTTTTAGATAATTCTTAACTGCAGTTTCAGTACTTCCTTCAAAGTTAACTGTCTTAGCTGAACCATCTATACAAGACCACATGTTTATATCACCAGTACCTAAATCAATCTGACCTATGTACTGTTCATTTTCATCTCTATAATAGTGGAACCATTTACTAGTTGTAGTTACAGCGTTAAGTGCAGCTGTATCATTGTCACTTAATGAAGCTATTAATCTACCACCTGGACGCTTTAACAAACCTTGTGTTACATCAGGTAATACATTTTTAGCCTCAACAACTTGTCCTTGAAGTTTCTTTTCATCAGGCTGTTGTGAGATACCCCCTGTGTAATGAGGTATTGTTTGCGTAATACTTGCCATTATCTACGTAAAGATCTCCATGGTGTGTATGATTGATAAACACTATTATGGGGCATACCTAAGAATGTATGATCTCCCTTATCACATTCGTATTCTATGCAAGCAGCTCTTGCTCTGTTCTCATCTTGTGCTAATAGTGTTGTGAGCTGTGGGTTTGATACAAGCTGGGTAGCAGCCCTTACAGCAGCTCTGTAAGTTATGTAACGTTTAAAGACACTTGGAAGATCTTCAAAGGCATACAGGGTGATTAAGTCAAGGTAGTATGTACCTGTAAATACATCAGTATGATCTACTAAATCATATAATCTACCGTTACGTTGGACAACATCTGTTGTTCTATTTTTTAAACCATCATTGATATCATATCTTAATGCATTAGATGGTACTGTTATATATCCATTAGCATCAGGTTCTGTTTCAATATGGTATTCAGTATTAAAATGCCAGCCTTCATTCTGTACATCTTTATTTACTTCTGTTAGTATATTATATATTACACTTACTTCAGGGTTCTCATAGTTCAGAGTAGTTACTGGAGATTGACCAATGCTACCCAGAATTGAGTTCACAGCGGATAGTTCGGTATCGGTGTCAGTTGTCG